GATTAACCAAACGGCATTAACCGTTGCCGCCGCGCCCGGAGTGACAACGGAGCATTTTTGCAGTAAAAAACCGTTGGGTAAGGTCAGCGCCCATTTACTACTATCGGCATTTTTGACAAATGACCAGGCGCTCATATCGGGTATTTGTCCCGCACCGGTTCCGACATTTCTGGTTGCCGCAGTCCCCAAGCCAAGGTTTGCGATAAAGGTTGCTACATTTGGAATATCACTACCATTTTTGGCTTTATCCATTTTTCCGGCCAAGGCGTTGGTCATCGTGGTAGCAAAATTTGGATCATTGCCCAGCGCGTCGGCTAACTCTTTTAAGGAGTCGAGTGCGGCCGGTGAGGATGCAACCAGTGCGGCAATTGCCGCCTGCACAAAAGCGGTATTGGCTAGCTGTTGGGTACTGTTTCCCGCTGCTGCCGTGGGGGCTGTCGGTGTGCCTGTTAGTGCCGGACTAGCAAGCGGCGCATAATCAGTGGCGACCGATTTTACATGCGCGGTGGTCGCCAGTTGTGTGCTGTTATCGGTTTTTACCGCCGTGGGCGCTGTCGGCTTGCCCGTCAATGCGGGGCTGGCTTTGGGGGCATACTGTGAATGTGGATCAACCGCTGCCAAATGTGCAGCCATCAATTCATCGGCATAGGCTTTAACCTCAATCACCCTATCATCGACGTATTTGCGCGTTGCCAGCACCACTGACGGGTCGATTTTCAACGTAACCGCCGCCGTGCTGCTGACAATCAAAATCACCCGAATGGTTTGAGTGCGGCCGCTGCCCTCTTGCAGTTGCGGTTTATAGGTTTCGGCGCAGTTGGCAATGGCAATCAAATCACCGTCTTTATCCAACAAGCCAATCTCCCGAATCCACCACCCGCCCTCGGTTTCAGGGATAACCTGTTCCGCAATAATCTGGCTGGTGTTGACGGGGTCAACGGTCAGCATGTTAAGAGCCGCGCGGCGTTGCTCATTCACCAGCTTAATTTGTGCTGGGTTCGGCGTTGGCAGGGTTCCACCGCCGTCACCGACTGCCATATGGGTAATCTCTAAGCGGGTGCCGAGGGCGGTGGCGTTCGCCAGCTTGGCCGCGCCGATGTTGGTCAGTAAAGCAAAAAATTTTGCGGTCATGGGTTCATTCTCAGGTTATCAATAATATGGACGGCGGCGCTGGCGTAATCCTCGCCGGTCACGGTTATAGTTTCAGGTAAATAGGGGTAAATGGTCAGCTCATCACCGCTGTAACTGGCAGCGGCGATAGTCAGCGGGCCGCTACTGTCGAGATTGATAGACAGGCCGACTAAATGGCGGCTGCATGGCTTGGCGTCGTCTATCAGACGCTCAAGTTCCTGATACATTTCTTCGGTAATGCCGGTTTCCAGCACGCCAACATCAAGGCGAAAAGTGCCGGGCGTCTCGTTAGTTTTCCACCACTCAATCACCTTGATGAGATAGCCGAGCGGTTCAACCACCCGGCGAATAGCACCTATGGTGCCTTTGTGTTTGTGGACATACTGTGAGGACTTCACCACCGCGCGCTTTGTGGCTTCCGGCCATTTCTCATCCCAGCGGTCAACCGACCACGCCCACGCCAGATAGGGCAATAGGGGCAGCGGGCAAGTGTCGGCATTCCACAATTGGCGAATTGGGACAGGGGTATTCTCCAACTCAGCACAGGCGCGCGCGGCGGCCACTTCCAGCACCGAGGAACCGACGGGCAGTAAGCGGTCAGTCATCCGTACCCCCGACAGTGATGGTGCTGCCGGTGCAATAAGCGGCTTGGGTTTTATCCAGCACCACGTCAGCCAATGGGGCATTGATGACCACACGCTGGACGCCCTCAACATGCAGCGCGGCATAGAGTGCCGACAGGCGAATGTCACGACCAAGACGGCGTTGAGCGGTGACAAAAGCGGTTAATTTCTTCTCAGCCGCCACGCGCACCGGCTCCGCTTCCGGCCCCGGATGCAGGTAGAGCACCGCGTCAATCTCATAATCTTCAATGCGGGCAGATTGCACCGTCACCCGGTCAGCCACCGGCCGCGTGTTTTCATCATTCAGCGCGGCCTCAACCACGGCCAGCAACTCGTTTGAGGCTTCGCCATTACCCTCACGCGATAACACCGTGACCGTGACACAAGCGGGTGTCGGACTGATTGCCGAGGCATCGGCCACGCGGCCGTCAGCGCTTTTGGCGTGATATTCATACGCGCCCGTTGGCCCGGCGACGCTCAAGCCCTCAAAGGCTTGCGGGATACGCACCCGGAAATCACTGTCAGACTCCATCACCGCCTCAATCGGTGGAATAGCGGTGGGGTCAGCTGGGATAATCACCAGTCGCTCAACGTTGTTATTTGCGCCAAGCTGGTCTAAATCGCTGCCGACGGCATACGCCACCATCACCGCGCGGGCCGCATCATTGACGCGTTGGCGCAATATCACCTCGCGGTAAGCGTTTTCCTGCAACAGCTTGACCAGCGGCTCAGATTCCAGCGACAACGTACGGGCCACGGCGGCGCGCTGTTCTTCCGGGTAAAGAGAAATCAGTGTGGCTTTACGCTCAGCCAACAGAATTTCATAATCCAGTTCTTCCACCACAAAAGGCGGCGGTAACAGGCTCAGGTCAATGGTTGCCATAGGGTTAGCTCACAGGGATGGTTAAAGAAAGGGGGGCCGCGCTATCGGTGCGGGTGCCAGTGATATCGACCACCATTTTTCCGTCAAAGGTGGTATCAAAGGTGATGCCCGTCAGCTTGACCCTCGGCTCCCAGCGTAAAATGGCGCTGTAACTGGCGGCCATGATTTGCAGGCGCAGGGCCGGATTTTGTGGCTGGTCAATCAGCTCGGAGAGCAACGAACCATAAGCGCGACGCATCACCCGCGAACCGACGGGCGTAATCAGAATGTCTGCAATTGACTGGCTGATATGGTCAGCATCGGTAATGCTCTGCCCAGCGTTGCGGCTCATGCCGAGGTATGTGGCTGTCGTCATTTAATTCCCTCCGTGTAACTACCCCCGCGCTGCACACCGCCATGGTCATGGTCATCAACCACCACGCCATTGGATGAAAACTGGCCGCTGGTATGCGTGATATCGCCGCTCATGGTGCCGCCTTTGGTGACATTCAGTGTGGCGGTGGTCAGATTGTGGGTGCATTCCACTTCGGGTGTGTCTAGCAAGATTTTGACCGAGGCGGCGCAGGTGATATTGGGTGCGGTAACAGTGACCGAATCACCCGCATTGATAACCGCCGTTTTGATGCCGTCAGCCAGCAACTCGCCGCTGTCCGGTTCATAGTGCAACGTGGCACCGTCAGGAAAGGCAATATACAGGCCATTGGCCGAGGCCGACGGCGGCGGGAAGTCATCAGAGAAAACGCCCGGCAGCACAAAGGCGGTATCGAGTTCGCCACCGAGGGACAATATCAATACTTGCTCACCCTCAGACGGTGCCCACCATGATCGCGATTGACCGGCGCGCAGCGTCAGCCAGTTTAACCAGCCGGTGGTATTGTCCCCAGTTGCCACACGGCACAGGGCTTGGTCGAGATCGACCTCGGCCACCGTGCCAATGCGGACAAGGTTGCGCAGCAGGCGCAGAATTTCAGCGAGTTGAGTTTGAGTGTTCATACTGAAAGGATGCCGCCCAACAGGTCAGGCGGCAATTTGTGCGGGTTTGTTCATCGACAGGACAACAGACACTCTACTTTGACAGGCTTTCCATCACGGCATGCTCGACAATGGCAATATCTTGCTGACTAAAGCCGAGCAACGGCCGCTCGTCATACTGCACATCTTTGCTGTGCGCGTTTGGACGGTCACGCAGGCCAAAATGATGCACGGCCGCCATTCGTTCCACGCGTCCGGCAAATTCGACCACCGCCTCATTGGGGTTACTGTTGGCTTTCATATAGCGCGCGGTGCGCAGCTTGGCAAACATTTCCCGCTTAATCCGGCCTTTGGGTTTACGCAGTGGTTGAGATTTACGGACGGCATACGGGGTGCCGTCTGGCGCTTGCTGGCGTTTAATGCGCCGCTGTTGACTGGCCCGCAGCCGTTTAGCAACCGTGACCGCCAGCGCTTTGCGCGCCTTGGGGGTTAAGTTGGCAATCAGTCCGGCCAATGCATCATCAAAGGGCTTCAGCTCATTCATTTAATCCGCTCACCGTGGAAGTAAATTTCCGTTGGCCGGGGTATCGTTTCCAGCAATTGCGGCTCCAGCGCATGATTAACATGCAGTGCGCCGTCTATCTCTTTCACAATGATCCGCTCAGTCAGTTGCAGGTCGATACGGATATCACTCAGCACATCGCTAATGACATCAACCTTATGAATAAAGCCGGTGCGGCGCTTTTCTTCTGTTGCCATGATGTCCAGTTGATGCTCGCGCAACCATGCCAAAATCGGCACAAAGAGATAATCAACGTCACTGGGAAAATCCTCAATAAACAGCGTCAGCGTATATTGATTCTCAAAAGAGAGCGACGGGGCCAGCGTCGAGACAATGCGCCCGCCATCAACAAACATTTTCAGCAGCTCCGGGTTAGTCTGGAACAGTGGCAGACTGTCGGTTAAGGCTTGGCGTAGCAGTTTGGGTTTTAACATTATGCTGTTCCTGACACTGTTTCACGGCTTCCACTTGCAGCCCGCAGGCCACCAGTGCGGTTTCTAACTGGCGGATATCGGCACTTAAATCACCGTTAACCGCCGGGCTGCTGCCCGGTAGCGGGCAACTGTTCACTTTCGGACAGCCAACGTAAATAATCGTTGGGGCTGGCGAACGCGGGGCGTTGGTGCAGCCGGATAACATCAGCAGGCAAAGCAGCAGCGAACCAATCACGCAAGACTTTATTTTCATTAAGTAACCTTTGAATTTTCTGTTCACGGGATAATGACAAGGTGCTGGCGTGGCTCAGTGATTGCCGCAATGCCTGCTCATTTTCTGCCTGTTGCCGGGCCTCATCTTGCAAGCGGGTGATCGCATTGTCTCGGCTCTCAATCCCTGCGGATAAAGTGCCAATCACCAGCTTGGCGCTGTCTAAATCTTTTTTCAGACTATGGGCATGCCATGCCAGCAGCCCCATCATCGAAAGGTATAAAATGACTATTGTGCGCATATCAGACCCCGCTCAGGCAGTACATTTGTTCAGTGGTGCGGCGACGTTCTAGCCCTTTGTTTTTTACGCCATTGACATACACCCAGCGCGGCAACTGATTGCAGGCGCTGCGCCAGTCGCCATTGTTGACAAAAAAGGCCAGCGTCGAGCGGCAAGCCGCGCCGGTGCCGACGTTAAAGGCGAAACTCACCACTGCGTCATACACCGGTTGTGGCATGGCAACCGGCATACAGACGGCGATTGCTTGCTCAACCCGTTGCACATCCGCCACCAGATTGACCGCCACCTGCCTCTCACTAATCACGCTACCCGGCTTCACGCCAGCCGTGTGACCGATACCATTTGTCCAAACGTTGGCGCTGCATTGGTAGGCATTGAGCTGGCAGCCCTCATAATCGGCAATCAGTTTTAGCCCGGCAGCCGATGTTTTTAAGGTTTGGTAATTTGGCAAGGTGGCGGCCAGTGCCAGAATGACCCCGACCAGACAGCGCTTAACGATTGAGTTCATCGAACACCTCCCGCCTAATACTCAGTTCTTTCAGCAAGAAATAACTCTTGCGCCGGTAATACCAGTTAATAAGACAGGTCGCCGCAGCAGCCAGAGCCGCCACATAAAACGCAATATCTTGCGGACTCAGTGCGCCAATAAACGCTAACAACAGCGCAAAAACATAAGCTAACGCAGAGCTGATTTTCTCCATTTTCAATCCCATAATTGAACGGTTTCACGTTGGGCCGCCGGGGCCATGTCGGGTAACTCCACCGGATAGCCGTGGGGCAGAATGGCCCCCAGTTCCGACAGCCCCGGATTTGCGTCATAGACTTGCTCAAGCACATCTTGGGTGCGGCCGTAATGCCGCCAGCACAGTGCGTCGAGCGTGTCGCCTTGCAACGCGTAAACCCGCATCAGATAAGGCCAATAATGCTGTGGGACTTACCGGCAATGTTACGAATGCTAATCCGCGCATCACGCCACAACTCATCAACCGTGCTTTCAATGGCCTCCGCACGTTTATCACCGCGCGCGCTGGCGTCATAGCCGCGATAACGTTCGGCCAGCAGCGCGGCCGTAATGGCGCAGACCGCCCGCTGGTACTCGGCCAACAGGATGCTCTCGCCGTCCAGTTGCTCGGCCTGCACCTCGGCCAGTGTCTTGAAACCAGTCGCCATCTGGTCATGGCGGTACTCGAACAGTTCGGCGTTGACCTCGGCGATTGCGCCCTTGATGGTAAAACGCAGTCGCTCAGCGGTGACGGTTCCCTCAAGGCGCAACAGCTCGCGCAGCTTTATCGGGTCAACCGCAGGCCAGAAAAAGGTATTTTCAATCACCGGCTC